AGCCGGACGGATGCTATGCGGGCCTGCCCGACGTGGATGCCTGGCCGGAGCATCGAGACGCACGGCGCTACACCGGCCCGCTGCCTGTGGTAGCGCACCCGCCGTGCCAACTGTGGGGCGCGATGGCGGCAGTGAATTACGCTCGATGGGGCGGCGAGCACAACCGGCCTGGGAATGACGGCGGGTGCTTTGCCTCGGCGCTGGCGAACGTGCGGAGTTTCGGCGGCGTGCTTGAGCACCCTGCAAAGACGCGGGCATGGGCGGCGCACGGACTGGCGAAGCCGGTTGGGATTGGTTGGCAGCAAACCATCGATGGCGGGTGGGTGTGCGAGGTGTGGCAGAGCGCTTACGGGCACCGGGCAAACAAGGGATCAGCACCCGACCGCCCGCGTCATCCCGACGCGATAGAACGGCCTTAGAGGCTTTGCGGCGGTGCGCCGCTACGTGGGCCTTGGCTGGTCGGCGTTTGGCTCGCCTGGGCTCAGCTACGCGGCCAGGCAGCAACAAGCTCGCGGTGCCGGGCTCGGCAATCCGCCGCTGCGGCCTCGCGCTGCGCCACCAGGTCGAGCAGCTCGCCGAGGCTCACGTCGCCGGCCGGATAGGCCGGGCCTGGCTCGCAGGGCGCGGCCAGCTCGGGCGGTGGTGGGTCAATCTTGGCCGGCGCCCTGCCCTGCGGCGTCGCGCAGGCGGTCAAGAGCAGCAGCAGGGACAGTGACATCGGCCAGCTTGAGCGGGTCTGCATTGGAGCCTCCTAGGCGGCAATTGACGGGGGCCTGCAGCGCCTGGCGCAGACCGATGCGGGCGGGCTCCAGGCGGGCGCGAATGCGCTGGGAGGTGGCCACGTAGCGGGCTGACGATGAGCGCGCGCTGAGGCGGTTTGTCTCGGCCTGGGCCTCGGCTGCTTCGGCGGTGGCCCGCTCGCGGGCTTGGCATTCGGCCCGCTCGCCTTTGGTGGCGACGTGATGACCGTGGAGCCACGCACCGACGACGATGGCCAGCACGGCCAAGAGGTGGGCAGCGTCGAGGCTCACAGCACGTCCAGGTAGTGCCTGGCCCTCTGCATCACGTCAGCTACGTGATGCCGGCTGATGTCGCAAGCGCTGCGCGTGCCGTAGATCGGCGCCCTGCTGGCCGTGCACGTGCGCTCGACGTGGCCGGCCCAGCGGGCGGGGTCACAGCCCGAGGTCATGGCGCAGGCGCGGCGGTCTTGGGTGACGCGGCCCCGGCCGGCGTTGTAGGCGAGGTCGACGAACTCCAGCGCCGCCGGCTGGCCGAGCCAGCGCCAGTCGTCGCGGCTCTTGAGCACCAGGGCGCGGAGCTGCAGGTCGGGGCGCTGGTAGATGGTGGCCCAGTCCAGCTCACGCAGCGCGGGGTGCGCCTGGCGCATCTCGGCCAGGGCATCAAAGCGAGTGCTGGCGTCTGCACGCCATGCGCGGGTGAGCTGGCCGAGGCCGGCACCCTCTTCGCGGGCGCTCTTGAGGCGGGCCGTGGGCTGCCAGCATTGGCGCCCGCGTGGGCAGGGGCCGGTCTCGTGCTCGACCAGGCCGCCGAAGTAGGCGGGCATGGGGTGCGCGGGCCACTGGGCCTGCACCTCGGCGCGCAGGGTGGGCAGGTAGGGCAAGGCCTGGGGCGGGATCTCAGCCGCATGGGCGGCGCGGCCGAAGAGGCCGAGCAGTGCGCTGCTGACGATGGCCAGGGCGATGAGCGCGAGGCCGGCGCCGATGGGGTGTTCGCCGGCCTTGCCGAAGAGCTTGCGCATGTCGGCCTCGGGGTAGTCGTGCAGGGCCTTGCGCGCCAGGTGCGCGAAGAGCACGGCCAGCAGGCCGACGGCGGTGCTCATCACGAGCAGGCCGGTGGTGACGCCGCGCGCCGGGTCGGTGGCCAGCAGCGTGACGAGCACGGCGACAGAGCCGCCCAGAAGGATGGAATGACGGCGGCGCAGGGTGCGGCGGGTGGGGGTCATGCCTGAGTCCTTGTCGGTGCGGGATCAGAGCAACTTGCTGTAGATGCCGAAGGCCGTGGCGGCCAGAGCCCAGACGCCGATGCCTCGGTTGATCCACTTGTCGAGCTTGCGGTCGGTGAGCTGCTGGGCCTTGTCGAGGGCCGCAATGCTTTGCTCGACGGCGCCGATGCGGGCGCCTTGGGTGGTCTGGCGCTCTTCGATGAGCACGAGCTTCTCAACGGCGTCCGCCAGGCGGTCTACCTTGCGCTCCAGGCGCTGGAGGTCTTCGGAGTCGGGGGGCATGGCTTGTGGTTCCTTGTCACAGTGCAGCGGCGGCCGCGAAGAGCGCATCGACCTCGGCGTCGCTCAGGCCCAACTGGCCGGCCAGCGTGACGAGCAGCGGCCAGTCACGGCGCACCTCAGTCGCAAAGTCCCACTCGATGCGGGCTTGCGTCTTTGCGGGCTCTGCCATGGCGTTGATGGCAGCCTCGACGGCGGTGAGCAGGCTGGCGCCATGCAGCGCGAGACGCGCCTGGCGCATGCTGACGACGGGGACAAATGCCGGGGCAGGCGGGGCAGGCGGCGGCGCGAAGTCGCTGCCGTCATAGGTCCACCCCGGGCCGGCGTCACCACACGCCACCCATTGGCCGCCAATCTGCGGCTCGTCGTCCTGCTCGACCACGTTGGCCACGTGGCCGGACTCGATGAGTGCGAAGCGGCCCATGGTCAATACTCCGTAATGCGGATCTTGCCGCCCGAGCCGGCGCCGCCTGAGCCACCGCTCAAATTGCCGCCACCCCCAGCGCCGTTGCCATTGGCTGCCGCGCCGGATGGAGCGCCGCCCCGCCCCCACGGCGAATCCTCACCGAAACCGGGACCGTAGGTGCCGGCGATGGCCGGATTAACGCCACCCCCTTTGCCGCCGTAAGCCGTTGGCAGGGAGCCAAATGTCGTGTCGCCGCCGTCGCCCCCAGGGCCGGCGCCAGGGCTGGTGCCGCCGGCACCGACTGCATAGCTGTAGCTCGCGCCCGCCGTGTGCTTGATCCACTCGCGCCGCAGGACGGACGACTTGCCGCCGCAGCACAGGGTAGCGTCCGACGTGCTGCTGCCAGCCGCACCGCCACCGCAGTACTCGACGAGCAGCATGCAGTCATAGGCCGGACCCGACCAAGTGCCGGTCCCGGAATTGATGTCAGTGGGGGCTGCGCGAGGCGCGCCGCTCGGGGCCATGCCTAGACTTTGGGTGTCGCCACTCATCGTGCGCTCCTGAGGTAAGTGCCGTCGTGATAGAGGCGCAGGTAGCCACCTGCGCTATGCGTGATGACGCCGCTGGCCGTGGTGCCGTTCGGCCCTTTGATCGTCTGCGCGCCGATGTCGAAGCTGTTGTCGCGCCGGCCGTTTGCGAAGTCGATCTCGATGAGGTCGTCCGCCACCATCGTGCTCACGGTCAACGCCACGGCGGCAGGGTTGGTGCAGCGCGTGCGCTCGTTGGGGCGTGCGGTGCCAGTGGTGCCGGTGACGGTGACGGTGGGCAGGCCGATGGGCACGGCGGCCCAGTTCGTGGGGTCGCTGGCCGGGTCCGTGGGGCTGGCGCCGCCTGGCGCGAGGCGGCTGTAGAGGCGCTGGTTGCTGGGTGACCACTTGCGAACCCCCGTGCTGTATGTCCCGGAGGTCCACTCCGTTGCGCCAGAGCTTGCCGCTGCCGCTTGCGCGTTGGCGATGGCGGTATCCCTCGCAAGTTCGGCGCTGTTCTGGTTTGCGGCGGCCTCGTCTGCCGCTTCGTGCGCGCTCACGGCATTGGTGTAGGCGCTGTTGATGGCGGTCTGCATCTCAGGCACGCCGGTCGTCTTGTTGAACTCTGCAAGCGCCGTGGCTCGCGAGCTGAATGTCGCCCGGTCTGCGCGGTCAGGCGCAGGGGGCGGGGCCGTCATGGTCGGCGGCACGACTGGGCTTGTCATACCAATCCTTTCACAGAGATGGTGAGGGTTGCGGCGTTGAAGCTGTCATAGCTCAATGAGCCAGACACGAGTCCGAAGTTGTTGAGGCCCTGAAAGCCCGAAGAGGTTGCAGCAATGACCGCGCACGGGACATCGAGCACTTCTTGCACGGAGGCGAGCGCGTAGTCGGCTGCTGCGCGCGGCATGGCAATGGAGAAGTTCGCATCGGTGGCGCTTCGCCGCCTGACAATTCGCGTCGTGCCGTCGAGTTCGGTTTTGATGTAGCTGAAGCTACGCGGCTCAGCCTTGGCGCCGCCAAGCGTCCCGCCCCAGCCGTCGCCCGTGATGAGGGCTCGCAGATCGCCGACTGCTGCCATGCCGCACTTGACCGTGACGCCTGCCCCTGCCCGGACGGTCAGCGTGATCTCCGCGTCTGGGTAGGGCGTGATGTTCGTGAACAGGTATTTAGACGAGGCCTTGATGGGAGAGAAGTACCACTCATACCAGTCTGGAACCGGCTCGATCAGTTGCACGGTCTCGTCAAAAACGACGGCGCCTCCTGGCGCATCTTTGACGACAAGTTGCACCTCTTCGCCTTCTAGCCCGTAGAGCGGAACGGCATTGAAGAAGCCAGGCGTCAGCACGACCTCAAGCTCTTCTACGTCCTCGCTCTGGGTGCTGATCTCGCCATCGAACATCGCCCAGCGCTTGGTAGGCCGGATGTCTGTCCAATTGGTTGTGTCGTCTTCTGGTGGCGTCGTGCCGGCCCCGTCCGTCTCGCGTCGATAGACCCGATGGGTTTGCGTGCGGATGGCCTCGTCGCCGATGGCGTAGGTTGCGCCGGAGACCCACGCCGTTTCTCCGACTGCTGGCTCTGCAACGCTGCTGCTCGTGAGCATCGAGTCTGTGATCTCGATGGGGATGAGGATTTGCGGCCCGATGCTCATGGCGCGATCTCCACAAGGATGGGTGAGGACTGGTCGCCCTCAAGTGCACGGGCAGCGCGCTCGGTGTTCGCGTTGGACACATCAATCTGCTTGCGCAAATCGATCAGTTCTTTGCGCAGCAGTTCGAGCTCTGACACCATGTCGGATTGCGTGGCCTGCTGCGCCTGGAACGAGGACGCCTGCAGTGGGGCTGGGGCGTAGTTGCTGACCGCCGCTGGAGCCAGCCCGGTGATCGCCTTCGCCGCAGAGACGCCGTAGGTTGCGCCGATCATGTTGGCGACCATCTCCAGACTTCCTGCCGTGCGGTTGCGCAAGCTCTGAAGATCTGAAAGGCTGACCGACTGCTGTTCGCCAATCGTCAGCATGGCCTGCGCAAGGCCTGGCAGCAGCTTGGCCGCTTCAACATCTCCGGCGCGAGCCTGGGCAGAGGCAATCGCAAACCGTGCTTCAGCTTGCGAAAGGCTCTCCGGCGTGTTGCCGGAGATGCTTTGGCGAATACGGGACGCTTCGTCAAGCAACGAGTCACCCACACTTCGCCATGCGTCGCGCACTTGCTCGGCGGCTCTGGCCTGCTGCTCGGCGGCTTGCGCTTGCTGCTGGGCCGCTCGCTGCGCCTCTTGCGCTTGCTGCTGGGCCGCTCGCTGCGCCTCTTGGGCGGCTGCGTTGGCGACCTGCTGCGCGTCGTAGATGTCGTAGTACCGCTGCATCAGATCGCGGTTGCTCACGTCCAGGCCATTCAACTCGCGCGCCCGGATGGCCTCGGTGTCTCCAAGTAGTTGGTCGATCTGTGCCTGGATGTTGTTGCGCTGCGCCTCGATGCCGGCCTGACGCTGAGCTTCTGCCGCAGCGGCTTGCTGGCTGGCGGCGGCGCTGTCTCGCACGGCCTGCGCAGCCTCATTGGCGGCTCCGATTTGGGCCTGAAGAGCGGCGTTGAGGTCATAGGCCGCCACGGCGGCAGCGGCGTCTTGAGCCGAGAGGCCGGCGGTGATGCGCGAAAGGTCCAGCTCGCGCAGCTTGGCGGCGGCCTCGGCGGTTTTGCCCTGCGCGCGCAGCAACTCCACTTCCAGGCTGCCGCGCTGGCTGGCCAGGTCCGCCAGCGCGCGGCGGCCGGCCTCGGCCATTTGCTCGGCAGCGCGGTCCACGGTCTCGGCGGCCGTCTCGGCGGCAGTGCCCAGGCCCACGGTGGCCGGCACCAGGGCCGCGAAGGCAGGCGAGAGCTGCAGGAGCGCGGCGTACTGCTTTTGGCCGGCCTCGGTGCTGAGGTCTTGCGCCTCGACGAGCGCGCGGAAGGCCTCGCGCGTGGCGGGCATGGCCAGGCCGAGCGACTCCATGGCCGTGCGCACCTGGTCGGTGGCGCGGGCGGTCTTCTCGGTGTCGGTGTAGAAGTTCTCGTAGTAGGCCGAGGCGCTCTGGCTCAGGGCCTGCACGCCGCCTGCGGCCTTGACGAGGCCCGAGAGCGCGTCGTCACTCAGCCGCGCCAGCATGGGGAAGACCTCACCCAGGCTGACGAGTGCAGCCTTGCTGGCGTTGACGGCCTGCACGGTCTGCGCCAGCTGGTCGATGGTGGCGTCACTGGAGAGCGCGGCAAACTGCTCGCGCGCCCAGCCCGGGAGGTCGATGGTGTCAATGGCGGCGCGCAGGTCGCCGGCCAGGGCGTTGGTCAGCTGCTCGAGGCCGGTCTTGGCGTCAGCGGCCAGGCCCTTGCCGGACCACTCGCTCAGCGTCTGGCCGTTGAGCAGCACGGAGCGGGAGCCTTGGCTCTCGCGGTTGTTGTCGCTGGCAAAGTAGGCACCGACCTGGTAGCCGCCCTGGCCACCAAAGCTCTTGCTGAGGTTGTTCAGGAGCGCGGCGCTGCCGCCCGTGATGGTCTTGAGCCCGTCGCTGATGCCTTGGCTGTAGTATTTTTGGACGGAGTCGCCGTAGCTCCAGGCAAGGCCATAGCCGCCATTGCTGACGTTCTGGCCGGTCGTGCCATCGCTCACGTATCCGGCGCCGGCGTGGTGAGTGCCAGCGCCACCGAACACCTTGTCGATGGCGCCTCCGATAACGTTGCCGATCAGGCCGCCGATGGGGCCGCCCAAGAAGGTGCCGGCGCCGCCCAGAAGGCCGGCACCGTAGCGGCCATCGGCAAGCGCCTTGATCGAGCTGAGGTAGCTGAGGCCGGTGCCTAGGCTGTTGGCGATGTAGCCAAGATTCCCGGCGTTGCCGATGAGGAAATTGCCGGCCGACTCGGCGCCCATGTTGAAGAGGCTCGTGCCGGCGTTGGTGAAGAAGTTCTGCGCTGCCAGGCCGAAGTTGCTGAGCAGCGGGTACATGGCCGAGGCCGCACCCGCAGCGGACAAGGCCCCAAAGCCGCCGGCACCACCAGCGGCGCCAGCCGCAGAAGCCGCAGCGCTGAAGCCCAACGACCCCGCCAGCGCGCCCGCCACCGGCGAGACGATGGCCGACACCACGGGCCGCAGCACCATGGTCTTGAACATGTTGACGACGGTGTCGCGCAAGGTGGAGGCAAAGCTCTTGCCAGACTCGAAGCCGCGCATGAGCGCGTCGGTGAGCGTGCGCTCGATCTCGCCGCTGGCGCGCTGCCACTCGCGGGCGGCGTCCTCGGCGCTCTTCTTGGCGGCCTCGCTGGCGCGCTGCCACTCGCGGGCGGCGTCTTCGGCGCTCTTCTTGGCCGCCTCACGTGCATCTTTGCTGTTGATGAGGCCGGCCAGCTCTTTGCGCTTTTTGATCTCGTCTTCAAGGTACGAGGCGGTCAGGTAGTCGCCCTGCCTGACGGCGGTGTCCAGGGCCTCCTTGCGGCGAGCCGCATGCACAAGCTCGACGGCGGCTGCGAGGCTGATGTTCTGACTGGCCGCCAGGCCAATGGCGTCGTTCTCGTCCTTGAACTTTTGGATCTGCTCTTCAACGCGGGCGCCGGACTTGATTTGCGCGTCGAGCGTGCGCTCGTAGGCCTTGGCTTGATCGTCGAGCACCTTTTGAGATGCCTTGCGGGCCTCGGCCTCGGCCTGGACCTGCTCGCGCACCTTGGGCTGCTCGGTGATGAGCTTTTGCACCGCAGCGATGTATTGTTCTTCGGTGAGCTTGCCCTGCTGGCGCAGCTTGCCGATCTCGGCCAGGTCCTTGTAGTAGGAGCCCGAGAGGCCGATCGCCCGCTCTAGCGCAGCGGCTTCACGCTCGCGCTCAGCGTTGGCTTTGGCCAGCGCCTTGGCGGCGTCTTCGTCGGCCTTGATCTGGGCTTTGACGGCGGCTGCGCCATCGCGCTTGGCATCGGCAGCGCGACGCTCAAGCCGCTCGACTTCGCGCAGAGCCTCGATGCGATCACGCAGTTGCTCTGCGGTGCTCTCAACCTGCACCTGCACAAACGGCTGAGGCCCACCGGCGCCGATGGTGCCGCCGGCAAACGCCGTCTTTGAAATCGAGATGCCACGCGAGCGAGCTGCCTCAAGCTGCTGCTCAAGCTCTTTGATCAGATCTTGGACCGTAGCCCTACGCCCAATGCCAAGCATGGCATCCCAGGCGGCACTCGCTCCGTCTTTGATGCCCTTCCAAGCGGTCTCCAGCGCTCCAAGGTTTTGCTCGATCTCTTTGCTGCGCCCGATGGTGACGCGGGCGTACTCGTCCTGAGCAACCTTCGCGGCCTCCGTCAGCCGGCCCTGCTCGGTCAGCGCCTTGACCTGCTTGTAGACCGACAGCGTCAGGAAGTTCTCGGAGTCGTTGAGGCGCTTGAGCGCGTCGAGCGGCTCTTTGCCGAGGTCGCTGAACTTTTTGACGACCTCGCCCACATCGCCGCCCACGCGCGCAAAGCGCACGGCGGCCTCGGCGGCGGTGGAGAGCTGGGTGCCCGCCACGCGGCCGGTGGCGGCGAGTTGGGCGAGCGCGTCAGCCGCTTGCGACTGGGTGCCGACGACCTTGCTCTGCGCGGCGGCCATGGCCTGCAGTTGCGCAGCGGTTGTGCCGGCTGCGTTGCCGCTGAGGATGAGGGCGCGGCTGTAGGCCTGGGCCTCGCTGGCGCCGTCGTTGTAGGCCTTGGCCAGCACGCCCACCGTCACGGCTGCTGCGGCCGCAATGGCGACGGTAGGACTGATCAGCGACCCCACAGCCCGCAGCGCATTGCCCACGCCACCGAACGACGTAGCAACCTGAGAGCCCTGCTGAGCAAGCGCCGTCAGCGCAGACTGCCCACCCTGGATCTGGATGATGAAGTCTTGAATCTGCGCCGGCAGTTGGCCCATGGCGGCGGCGGTCTGGCCGGCGCTGACGCCTGCGCCCTTCATGGCCTGATTCACGCCATGGATGCGGTCGATGAAAGGCTGCGCCTCTTTCGAGATGCCAAGCTGCGCGGCTTGGTACTCGGCAAGCTGGCGGCGGGTCATGCCCGTGGTTTCGGCCTGCTGCTTGAGTGCGGCGATGTAGGCTTGCTGCTGGCTGGTGACGCGCTCTTGAGCGGCGGCGGCGGCGCGTGCAGCTTCTTCCTCGCGGTGCCAGGCGTCGATCTTGGTGCCGATGGCGGCGGCCTGGGCGCGGGCGGACTCACTGAAGCCAGATTGCGCGGCGAGGTACTTCTCGACCTCGCTGCGGTTCATGCCGAGCTGGGCATACTCGGCTTGCAGGCTGGCGAGAAACTTCTGCTCTGCGGCCGTGAAGTCGGCGAGGAACTTCTGAGACCCGGCTGGGATGATGGGCGTAGCCGCCATCTGTGCGCCGGCCCGCGTGACCGTGTTGGCCACCTCGGTGATGGTGCTCGCGGCGCGATCCATCTTTTGGGCCGCTTCGGTCAGCCCGTCACCTGACCCCGCCCCGAGTGATGCCAGCGACTTCCCAGTCTTGGCGACTGCGCCCTCGACGGTCCTGAGCGCTGCATCGACCTTGGGGCCAGCGTCAGCCAGCTTGTCGAGCGCGGCAGTGCCAGCCTCAATGCCGGTTGTGTCGATCCCAATGCCAATGCGTTCGATGTCGTTCATAGGCAGGGGTCCGGGCGTAAAAAATCCCGCACGCAGCGGGTTCTGTTTGGTGCTGGCCTGAGCCAGCTATTCGCTCGTGTCGTCGGACTGCTGCTCAAGGACAGCCCCCTCGATCACGCGGAGGTCAAGAAACAGCGCGCGCCGCTCGTCGGCGGGCACGCCCATTTCGCTCATCACGGCGAAGCAGGACGGGTACTTGATGCAGACCCTGGAGCCCATCGGGCTGTAGTCCCACTGGGTGGACACGAGGCAGTAAAACTGCCACGACTCCCAGTTCTCAGGCCAGACCTCGACGGGGCCGGTCTCGTAGTCTTCGGCGGTGAAGCCTTCCGCAATCTCTGGCGGCCTGGCGTGGTGCGCCTTGGCCGCCTCGATCAGTTTCCCAGCCGGCCTTCGTTGCAGGCGGCGCTGTAGCCAGCCATGAGCGCAATGGCGGCAGCGGGCAGCTTGTCGCAGAGCGTCTGCATGGTCTCGCGGCTCACCTTGTCGTCAAGGTCCCAGCTGTCCACGCACGCCATGAGGTGATCGGCGTTCTTGTCCAGCGCCTTCTCGAAGAGGGCCGCGAAGTCGATCTTCTCGGGGGCCTTCTCGCCGGTATCGCCGTGGATGTCGTTCATCAAGGCGCCGAACTGCTTGCGCGTGCGGTACTTGTAGGTGACGACGATCTCTCCGGCCTCGCCGTTGGGGCGGACAAACTTGATGGTTGCCGGCGCGAAGGTCTTGGGGTCTTCGCCGAGGATGATCTTTGCCATGTGTATGGTCTTTCGCAGGGGGAGTGAAGGAAAGCCCGTGCCCAACCGGGCCTCTCCCTGCGAAGGAGAGAACCCGGCTGGGTCGGTGCAGGGGTGGGCCTAGGCCCGTGGATCACGAGGCATACCTAGTGAGTCGATTGTTCCCGTTGAAGGCCGCCTTCACGACGTTGATCTGGCCGTCCTGGAGCTGGACAGCCTCATTCAGCGCCACCGTGCAAGGCTGGAAGATCAGCGAGCCGGAGCGCGTGAGCATCTTCAGGCAGGTGTTCGTCTGCACGTCGGTGAGCGACTTCAGCGCGGTGTAGCCGGCCGTGCCGATCTGATCGGCGTCGATGTTCATCGAGTACGAGGTGGCCGCGAAGCCGTCATTGATCTGGAACTCAACATCGGACTCCACGAACTTGTAGGTCACGGTCTTGGGATCGCCGCCACTGGACGACGGGCTCATAACGCCCGTGATCTGTTGGAAGGTGGTGACCTTGCGGACAGAGCCGATGCCGGAGCCAGCCGGGAAGAAGTTGGTGTTCGTGGTGTCGGCGCCTTCGAGCACGAAGGTGTCAGTCGTCACGCTCTTGACGCGGAAGTAGCGCAGGTTGATGCGCCCCCAGCCGGAGGTGATTTCGACGATGTCGCCATTGCTGTAGCCGTGCGATGCCGACGTGACAACGGCCTCGCTGGCATTGGTGACGACGGTGGTCGTCTTGGCGGATGCGATGGCGGACGCGATGTAGAACAGCGTCCCGGTGGGTACTTGAGCCATGATGGGCCTTTCGCGATGAAAAAAGCCCCTCACGGGGCCGATTTCTGCGAGGCGTCATGGCTACGAGTCCCGAGGGAGAGGCAGCCTGCGAGGCAGGGTGACTGGGGTTACTGCTTGGCGCGCTGTTGTTCGAGCCAACGCTCCCACGCGCCGATACAGCCCTTGATGAGCCGAATCAGCGTCTGGTGCAGTTCGTAGGTTGATGGGGTCATGTTCTGAAGGCGCTCCAGTCAACCGTGACCGGAACGTGCCAGTAGCCGTCATCGACAAACCCACCAGCGACGGCCGGAGAGCGGTTGACGACGATTCGCAGCCCTGTAGCGCTCAGGGTCTGCATGGGGTCAAAGTGCGCCACAAGAGCTTCGGCGCGCTGCTGTGCGTCCTTGCGGCTGGCGCCTGATGGGTACAAGAGCGAGACCTGGAATAGTCCTCGCCACTCCTTCACATCGAAGGCAATGCCGTGATCGATGGGTGTGTTCGGCAAGAAGCTCACGCGTTGATAGGCCTGCCCGATCACCGGTGTGAATGCCGTGTTCTCGTAGGCGGTCTGGATCGTCGGCGTCAGCTCGGCGAGGCGTTTTTCCAGTGCACCTTGGATCAGGTAAAGGCTCACGACTTCACCTCCTGCACAGCCTGCTGAAACTTCTGACGGAAGTCTTGAACCGTCAGTCTCACCATCCCGCCAGGCGCTTGCTTGGAGTAGCCGAACTCCAGCTTCTTGGCATACGGCAGCGAGTTTGATATCCAGATCGTGCCGCTACCAGTCGCCCAGGTCGCAATCACTGCCGACGCCCGGCCCAAAGCCGCCTGTCCGCTGGCGTCTGGAGGCGCTGAGGTGTCGTCGTTGACGCTTCCGATCCCTACTTGCCAGTTCGCCCGAAAGCGCCCACCGACGTAGCCTTTTCCGCTCACGTTGGGGTAAGCCTTCCTCAGGGCTGCGACGCTCTTGCGAGGCTGGAGCACACCACGGCGAAGCTTGCCGCCTCGGGTGTAGTTCGCGGCGTCCTCAAGGGCTCGCGCGTTCTGCACCTCTGCCAGCGCGTTGTAGTTCTGGCGCGCGAACACTCGGTGGCTGTTTGACTTCCATGTGTCCGGGTTTCCAACCGGGCTCATGTCGATCACTGCCGATGCCATGTCGATAGCGACCTTGCGCACAACTTGCTCGGCCTTGAGCTTGCTGCGCTCCACAAACTCGCGCAGCGCAATCGTCATAGTCTGCGTGCTCACTTGCGCACCTGGGCTGCGTAAAGCAGTGTCGTTGAGGCCGGGCGGATGGGGTTTGGCCGCTCGACTCTCCAAGCCTCTGACTCGAATGTCACCACGTCGCCGGGCTGCAGGTCGTGGCCGGCGCTCACGTAAAGGCGCAGGTCGCCCGCTTGGATCAGCGTGCCGTCAATCTCCCGGGCGCTGTAGGGCTCTCCGCGCACGGCTGTAGCCGTCCAAGAGGTGGACGTGATCGACGCCGCGCCTTGCTCAGGGTCATAGGCCCCCGGCGTGTTGCGCGCGATGCTGACGCCCACGCCAAAGCGCTGCAGCATCCGCAGCGCGGCCTCTGCGGTCTTGGCGTACTCGAAAGCCATCAGCAGCGAACCAGCGCAATCGTCCCGCCGCCACGCAACAACGGAGCAAGCAGGGTCTCGACGTAGACAAACCGCGTCTGTTGGCGGGCGCCGTCCGCATAGACGACCTCCAGCGGTCCCACCTTCTCGCTCTTGACCTGGGCCGACTCATCGGACAGCAGCGCACCGCTTGCCGCCTTGAGGGCCAATTCGCAAACCGCCCGCACGAGCTGGACAGGCAGCACGCTATAGGCAAGTTCGACGCCGTCAACGACGACCCCGCCACGCGGCCAGTCAAGCGCCTGCGTCGCCTTGAGACGCGTGCCGCGCCACATGCCCGTGAAGCGCGCCAAGTGCTCCGTGCCAAGCCGCAGGGCCGACTCTTTGGCGGATGTTGTCAGACCGGTCCAAGCCGCAGGAGCCCCGCGCGCTGCCCAGTAGGCATCAGCATCGGCAACGCTGGCGAATGACTCGGCGTCAGGCAGGCCAGCGCCGGTTTCTGTTATCAGGCTCATGGGTTCACCGGCAGGGGATGGGGAACTCAGTACCCGGCGGCCTGCAGCGCCGCGTTCCACAACTTGGCGTGGTGTTCCTGACCACGCAGCGTGAGATGGACGTAGGCGCCGCCGCCCGTCTCCGGGTAGAGCGGCGGGTTGCTGCCGAAGTAGGCGTACAGGTCGGCGCCGGCCGCGCACTTGGGGCGCGACGCGATGGCCGTGGCAACACCCTGCTGCAGCAGGACCATGTTCGGATCGGTGGCGGTGGGAATCTTGAGCGTCAAGCCGATCAGATGCTTGTCCACGCCGCTTGCAATCAGGTAGTCGGCCACCGAGCCCAGGCCGAGGGCATAGGTCGCAGCGCTCGTGCCGTGGTCGCTCTCCCCGTTGCTCCAGATGCTGACGATGGCATCACACTCGCCGGCCAGACCTTGTATGACGGTGCGGGAGCGGGACAGCAGGCTGAACGGGTCAAACTCCGCGTCGCCCTCGCGTTGCACTGTCGTGCCGCCGGACATCTCACCGTTCATGTAGCCGTTGGCGGCCGGGTTTGCCGGGCTGCTGATGGTGGCGCCTGCCAGGCCGGTGTAGTTGAAGACCGATGCCCCGCCGATGGCGTAGTTGAAGACGCGCAGACGCCAGCCGCGGGCAAACATCATGTCTTGCAGGTACGGCAGGCACGAGCCGCCCTGATTGCTGTTGTTGCAGCCGGGGTAGGGGTCGGTCTCGCCGAGGCGCAGTGACCTGGCGCGGTCGATGTTCGCGGGGATGCGCGGGCCAGGCCAGCGCATCGCGGCGCCCTGCATGTTGGATTGGCCCGTGACGATCAGGGCAAGCGTCCGCATTGCCATATCAATCTCCGGCCATGAGGAAACGAACCGCGGCGGCGACGGGGGTCATGCCAGCGGCCTCCCATCGGTTCGCGAAGTCGGCGCCCTGCATGGTGCTGGAGCCGATGAAGATCAGGCCGAGGGTGCGCATGGCCATGATCAGGGCAGCAGCGAGGCCGGCACCAGGCCCTCGCCACGGTTGTGGAACCACTGCGCAATGCTGATGATGTCGGCGGGCAGTCCGCGCGCCGGCAAAACCAGGATGTCGAAGCGCGAGGCGCCCAGCTCGTAAGTCGTGGCGTTGATGCTGCCGTCGCTGTTCGGCTGCGCGCCGAAGATCAGCGGTCGCGTGCCAGCGCTGGTGCTGCCCGTGATGCCGCTGATGTCGGCGTCCCACGCAACGAGGTCGGTCGTGGTGACGCCCGCGTAGTTGTTGGCCGCGTTGCGGGCCGCGCCGTCAGCGCACAGGTACATGCGCTTGGTCCGGCCGTCCACAAAGTATGTGGTGGTGCGTCGCGAGCCGTCACCGGGGCGGTTGGTAGCCACGCCGCCGCTGTCCAGGTGGGCCGCGTTGCGCGTCGTCGTGCCATCGCTCAGGCGCAGCCGCAGGTCGTTGTACGAGGTCTGGCCGGTGGCAACCAGCGACAAGCCGGCCGAGGCGCTGCCAGCAATGCGATTGCCGCAGACGTTGGTTTCGTTGAAGTTGGTCGGGCCGCTGGTGTAGTTCTGCAGGCTGGTGATGCTGAGGATGAGGCTGTCGCCGTTGAGCATGTCCCAGGGCAGGACACCCAGGCTGTACGCGCCCACCTCGGCCGTCGTGCTGCCGAGCTGCGTGTCGAGGATGCTGCGGAACTGGCGCACGCCGCCTGCGTCGGTGTACCAGGGACCCTTCTCAGCCGTCCACACCGCCGTGCCGTCGCTGGTTGTGCCGCCGATGGTCGTGTTCCAACTCGGCTCGCTGCTGTTGGTCGTGCCCGCCGTCGTGCACTTGAACAGCGGCAGACCGGCGGCGAAGCCGGCCGCATTCGGATTGGTGGGCGCCCGGTAGGCGCCAAGACTTACCCCCTGTGATGCGGTCCAGCCCGTCGGGAAGGTGTAGGTGTTGTTCGCCGCGTCGTGGTTGGCGCCGGACTGGTCGATCAGCGAACCGTTGCCGGCCTGGGCGCCACGATAGGCCAGGTGGTAGTAGCCCGAGCGGATGCTCGTGTCTCCGGCCAGATACCCAGCCCCTGACACCGGGGATCCATTCGCGGCCACGTTTCCGCTCGCGTCCACCGTAGCGTCAGCATCGGCGCTGCCGGCGATGGCATACGACACTCCAGAGCCAGCCGCCTCAACAGCCCAACGCGTGGCGGACATGAACGGGCCGCGCGTGTAGGTTGCGGAAGCAGCTACCGCGCTTTGCCCGGTGGATTCGCCGCCTGGAGCAATGGGGTAGGAGCGCACGACGGCCGAACTGACGGCATCGCACGTCACCGTCAGCACTTGACCCGCCCCGAGGTTGAGGAAGTGGCGTGCGCCGTGTTGGAGGGTTGGCATGGCGTGTCTTTCTGAAGGGCAATGGAAAAGACCCCGCAGGGCCTTTGCTTGCTTGTCGGCGTGTTACTCGGCCGGCTTGTCGGCGGCGTCGAGCAGGGCCTGAAGCTCTGCCTTGGGAGCGTTGGACTTGAAGGCAACGCCCTTGGCTGTCAGCGCTTCTTTGATCTGTGCGGCAGTCAGCGTTTGCGGCTCGTTTTCGCCTGTCTGGCCTGCCGGCTTGTCGGCGACGTCGAAAGGCGTGTGAACGTCGGGATTGAAATCCTCGACGTTGATCTCTACGAAGTCCCCCTGACCTTGGCCCCAAGGCATCACTCGCATGGTTAGCGTGATCATGTTCATCTCCAGAAGTAGGGAGGCCGAGCCAAAAGGCCCGGCCTTGTGCGTCAGAAGACGATGGATCAGCCCAGCAACAGGGCCAGATGTTCGGGTTTAACGCATTTCACGCCCCAGGCCAACGAGACCTCGTATTGAACCTGGCGGTACTGCTTGTACATGGCGATCTCGAAGCTCAGGCCGGAGCGCGGGTCGGTCACGATCTGGCGATCAGCGGCCGAGTCGCCCTCTTCCGGCAATGCCGGGACGCGGGTTGCGAGCGCGATGGCATTGCGCGAGAAAGCCATGTTGCGGGCTGCAGCGGCAATGACGGTGATCGCCTTCGTGGCGGCGGACATAGCGACGCGCAGGCCCGGCGCAGCGATGGTGATCGTGCCGCCGTTGGACACATCGGCGTCACCGCTGACGATCACGTACTTGTTCGTGTCGCCCGCAAAGGTCACAACATCGCCAGCCACCAGAGTGCCGGTGCCAGCCGAGGCCAGCGTCAGGACCGTAGCGCCGACAGCGTAGCCGGCGTTGTTGGTCGTGGCGCCGGAGGCAGTGCCCGCCGTGCTGGTGACGATGGCGGCCGACTCGCGCAAGTCGAAACCGTGGATCGGCAGCAGAATGCCCTGACGCAAGATGCTGTCAGAGCCAGCCGCATCAACGCGCGCTTGCTTGCCCAGGAACTTGGCGCCTGCAGCGGTGTTGATCACCAGGTTGAGCCCGCTGTTCGGGGCGCCGTTGTCCTTCAGGATGCGCAGCGCTTCCGATGCGTCAGTCCAGTCGTCGGCGGTGGCGAATGGCGTGGTGCCTGCGGTGCCGTAGGCACGAGAGGCAGCCACGTGCAGCGCGGCCAGGTCAGCCTCGACCTCGTTGCACAGCGTGCGCATAGCCTGCGCGAACTGGTCAACCATGATGCGCGAGCGACCGGGGCCGCCGTTGTTCAGGCCGAGCGACTGCTCGCCGTTCCACCGCACCGGAACGCGACGAGCCTTGGTGATGCTCATCGACACGTTGCCGATGGTCTGGTCGCCGTCGTCCGGGGGCGTCACGTTGGGCGTGATGTCCGAGGCGGTGGCGGCCGGCGCGACGTGGCTGCGAACGGTCTGGTTCAACGCCGCACGCTCAAAGGTCATGTCGCTGGAGACGGCAGGGATCAGGCCAACTAGCTCACGCGACACCGTGTCAAGCGCGGTATACACGTCGGGGATGAGGTTGGTGATCGTGCTGGAGCCGCCGGCCACGAGGCCTTGAGCGAGAGCGAACTTGCCCAGAGGGGCAAAGATGAGAGCCGCAAAAGCGGCGAGGATGCGATGGGTCTTCATGGTGGGTCTTTCTGAAATGAAAAGGCCCACCAGAGGCGGGCCGTAGGTCTGAGGGAGGATTGACTTAGTCGGTGAGCACGGCCTCGCCCTTGCCGACGGCCTGAGAGACCGCCATGCGTTCGGAGGGAGAGAGCGTGTCGAACTGCGCGCGGGTGTATGAGCGCTTGCCACCGCCATTGCCGCCACCTTGTGCACCGCCGCCGCTTCCGCCGCTGCCCTTGAGCAGAGAGGCTTTGTGCGGGTAGGCATCCACCATCAGTTCAATGGCTTCGTCGGCTTCGGCGAGTTCGCCGTGCCGGGTGCGCGAGAAGAGCTTGGAGCCGTTCTGGTCATACGCCACGAGTCGGCCGTCCTCGACCTTGAACCGGGAGCCAAAGAGCGCTTGCGCGATCTCGGCGCCGGCCGGGCCTTCGGCGGCGAACTTTTCGGCGATGTACTTGGAGCGAGAGAACGCGCCGCCGATGAGGTGGCTGTCCAGTTGCCCCTTGAGGGCGTCTCGCTCCTTCACCACAGGCTCGAATTCCTTGCGCACCGACTCGACGGCTGCGGTCTTGACCTTCTCGACTTCGCCGGCATCCACCAGCTTCTTGTCGTCGAGGTTCTTGACCGTCGCAAGCGCTTTTGCAGCGGCTGCGGCGTCGGTGATGCCGGAGTCCTTGAACGGCTTCAGCGCGGCCTCGGCCGCCTCTTTGGCTTCCCGGTGGGCCTTGGCCTCGCCGTTGAGCCGCGAGATGGTCGCTACGGTCGCGTCGCCGTCAAAAGGGGCCTCCTTGCCGTCCGGGTGTACGAACACCGGCAGCAGTTGGCCGTTGACTTCCTGGGTGACGATGGCTCCTTGAGCGTCTTTCTTGAAAGGCATGGTTCAGGCTTTCTCGCTGACATCCATCAGCGATAGGGTGGTGGGCCATCCGGCCCGATGCGCCCGGTGTGCATCCGCTCCTGGGCAGTGATCAGAGTCAGCGCGGCGAAAGCCGGCTTGCGCGGTAAAAGTCGAAGGCTTCGGTGCCGATGGCGCGAAGCGCTGACGCCAGGGCCGGGCCGTGGCCGCGAGCTGCGGCGTAGTCGTCGGCCTGGAGTTCCTGAAGGATCGCCATGTGCAATGGCAAGCGCAGGAAGATGAACGCCCGGATCATGTTGATGAAGATGTGCCCGCGCGCGATGTGCCCGCGCTCGTGGGCGATGACTGCGGCTTGCTGCTCCGGCGTCAGTCGGGCGCGCACGGCCTCTGGAAAGACGACCCACAGACCGTTTGTCATGGCTGTGGTGTGCGGCACGAGGTGCGGCCCAGCCAGCGTGACAACGGCCACGAAGACGCACCAGGCAGCCCAGGCACAGCCGACGATGAGGGCGATGGTCTGGATCATGTGGGCAAAGAAAAAGCCGCCTCGGTGGGCGGCTTTGGTTGAGTGTGGTGAAGGGCTAGCGCACTTCAACGCGCTGGCCTGCCATAAGGCAAGCCGCGCAAATCTTGGTCTTAGTTCCTCGGCGGTGCTTGCCGTCTTTCATCACCTCGACTCCGGTGACGGTCTCGATCAACTCCATGCCGGCGCAACGCGGGCACTTGAGTAGGTAGGCCGGCGTCTTCGCGGCCAGTCGCTTGCCGATCTGCTCGCGCAGCGACGGCTCAGGCGGGGTCGGCGGGACGAGCTTCAGGGCCACGCCAAATCATAGCCCTGCCCTCTTGAATGCGCCTTCGTTGCGCTGGCGCAGCTCCTCGAGCGTCAGCCATCGCCCCTTGTCGGTGGCAAATCGGTCCACAGTCAGGCCGCCGCTACGCAGCAGCTTGCCTCGCGTGGCGCCAAGGATTTCGTCTTGTCGGCTGGCGCTTTGTCGAGCCAGCCAGTCGCTATAGGTCGTCTCAGCTGGTACGGCGCCGTCCATGCTGGCGCGCTGCTTCGGAGATAGCTCTGGGCCACCAGCGCCGCCCAGCTCTTCCCAGCTCTTCGTGACTGGTACAGCCAGCGAGCGGCAGTTGAAGTGATACCGCCCGGGGCCTGATCCCCACGGCAGAGAGTGCCCGATGGGCTTGTGAGTGCCAGGGGTGTATTCTTTGCCGTCCCTGAGCCGGCAGGGCTCCGAGGTCTTGTTGTCCAGCGTTGCCCGCCAGACAACCGCCTTGATGATGTCGAGATTCGCGGCGGTGAACTGCTCGCGGGCAGCGCTTGCCATGTGGCTGACTGCGGTCCGTGTGATCGTCTCTGCGTGGCGGCGGTCGATCTCGATGATGCCGTCGCTGTACCCCTTCGCTCGGGTGCCACGAATCTCCGTGACCATCTGGGCCACGGTCTTGCCCTCAAGGTAGCCGCTGCGCAGGCTGTCCCTGATCCGCGTCATGCGGTCAGCCTCAATGCCACTGGCCCACTCCTTCAGCAGGCGGCCCTGAAACGGCCTGGCCATCGCCGCCGCATACACCTGCTCTTGGCCAATGGTCGTGAAGCTAATCTGAGCTGGCAGAACGGCCCCAAAGAGGCCGGCATGGTAGGCAGCCTCCGCCCCAGCAAAAGCGGCCAGGTCGGATGTCAGCCCAGCCAAAAACTGCGCGTAAACCTCGGCGTTGATCGCCCGGATGGAGATGAGCAGCCCATCCAGCCGCTCAACGGTAAAGCTGCCTGCATCAAGCTCTGCGAGCGCGATCTGAAGCTGAGCGAACAGCCGCGCGTCGGTTTTGTTGATCTGCCCGAGTAGGCGCCGGACAACCCAGTTTGAGTAGCTGTGCAGATCGACGGCATGGTGAACCGCCTCGCTGAACAGCCGATCATTGACCGTTTGGGGCATTGGGGTCGCTCATAATGCCAAGCGCCGGCCCCTCCAGGTCGATTTGGCTTTTCACGTCATCCCAGACCAGATCAGCAGACACGGCGCCTCGGCGCTGCAGCTCCTTGAATGCCGCCTCTTTGGACAGCAGGCCGGCTGCCACCCAGTCCTTGATCATTTGCGTCGCGGCGTCACTGAGGCTGCTGGCGGCATAGTCGTCGAACAACTCGACGTGCCCGCCTTGCGGCTCCTTGATCCAGTCGGCCATGAACTGCAGGACTTGATCAAGCGCGTCCTCGACGCTCTCCCCAATGCGCTGTAGAGCGCACATGCCAACAGCGTTTTCGGCGCTGACCTGGGTTGCGGTCAGCTTGTTGTCGATGACCAGCAACTCCGCGCCGGCCTGACGCATGCGCTCTTCCAAGTCTTTCAGGTCTTTGGCGCCGGCTTCGATGGCCTTGCCCTCGTGCTCCACGAACTTCATCTCGGCGCCAGTTGGCAGCTTGACAGCCGCCGATGCGCCAACCTGGAACTGCCAGGGGATAACGTCACCGTTCTTGCCAATCGTGTCCTGCGCGCCGGTCACGGTCAGGATGGGAACGCGGGCCACGTGCAGGATCGTCTGCTGATCGCTGGCGCTCTGCCAGTGGGCCACATTCAGATGGGCCACCTCCAGGAGCGGTGGCCGGGCCGACATGAATCCGGTGCGCTGCCCGTAGGCCACGGCTAGAGGGATGTATTTGAGCGTGGTCGTGCCCTCTTCGTGAAGCACCCACTCTCCCTTGTCGTTCTTCCTGTGCGTCTGCCACTTGCCGGGCTCAAGGACGCGAACCTGCTCAACCTCCCGGGCCGCATAGGCGCCGTCGTCCTCTTCGATGGCCTCCATGAAGCGGAACTGCGCCAGCGACCATTGGCCGCCGTGCTTGCGCTGCTTCCAGCCGAGCACTTGGCGCGGGTGAATGTGTACCGCATAGGGCCTGAGTCCGGCCTTCTGCTCGTCGGCCTGGGTCCGCACACCATCAGGGCGCACAGGGAAGTCCACAAGGACGAACGACATGCCAAGCCCCAGCGCGCGCTCCAGAACGTCTGACGCGAAGGTGTGAAGGTTGCGGCCTTCAAGGTCGATGTTCTCGCAATATCCCTTCAGCTCCTCTGGCACGTCCTCGCCGATGGTCACCGGCTTGCTGAATGGTTTTCCGGTCAGCGTTGCGACCGTGCGCTGATAGGCCGGGAAAAGCACCGCCGTTTTCAGGCGCTCTTCGTAGCTCTTCTCGTCCTCGGCGGGCCACTTTGGCAAATAGGCTTGGCCAGCGGAGCGCATGGCATCAGTGCCGCCCAACAGGGCGTCCGAAAGATCCCACGCTGCGCGCATCGCCAGCACGGCCTTTGACGGCGTGGCTACGGTTGGCTTTTCCATGCTGCTCACCCGCGAATGGCGCTCGCGGACGCAATCCGCTTCACGATGGGATAGCGGCGAACGATGAAGTAGCCGTTTGCATCGTTCATGTGGTCGTGGCCTGTTTGCTTGTCCGGGTCGCCGTTGCTCGACCAGGCTTGCTGCTCCAGTGACTCAGTGGTCATGGGGCATGCGTCCGTGTTGATCTTCCAGCGCCGCTCGCCGTTGGCATTGAGCAGCATGGCGTTGACTGCGTTCACCCGGTCTCTGACGGCTGGGTTTGTGCTGTCAACTTCGATGTGAAAACCCGCCTGCCTGAGGATGCTCAGGTCGGATTCGCTGGCGTTCTTGGTGCTCGTGTTCTGGCCGCTGGCGTCCGGGTAGATAGTGACGCTGTGGCCCTTGCTCTGGTAGCGCTCTTTAAGCTTGCGCACCATGTCTGGTGTGTCTCGGACCTTCGTCAGCTCTTCGAGTGTCAGCGGAAGGCCGTCTCGGATGACGCTTACCCCGGCGCTCATGTTCAGGACGTTGAAGTCCATCCCGATGTGCAGCGACTCTCCTGGGCGAATGCTCTCCGGCGTGTGGTTCAGTGTGCGGCTGAACTCTGGGTAGACGTTGCCGCTTGCGAGGTTGACGAACTGGCCGCGAATGTAGGCCTGGATCAGCTGCGGCGGATAGCTCGCCAGCATGCCGGCGATGTAGTCGCTCGGAAGGTTCTTGGCGTTCTGGTACGTGCTGGCCTGGACGAGGCCATACAAATCCGCGAGCGCCGGCTTGTCGCGGAGCTGCTTGACGAACTGCTGATAGACGAATTTAAAGCCTTCAGGCGTCGTCGTGACGCCCACGTCATTGCGCAGACCGTCCACCTTGTAGCGCATGCGGGCGATGATCTTTCGCCATGCCTGCTCAGACTTGAGCATCGGCATGACGTCCAACTCATCGACCAACGCCTTGCCAACCTTGAAGCCGACGATGCTGCCGGGCTTCTCCATGGACCGGCAGATGACCGTGTTCCGGTATCTCCCGCCGCTGTAGAAGTGAACTTCCTTGTTGGACTCGTTGATCTCGACCTCAAGGCCCCAGTCGTCGGCGACCTCTTCCACCGTCGGGAAGAAGATGTCCCGAATGAGCGGGTAGGTCGGCGCGAAGTAGCCGCTGTTGACCCCCGGCCACTCCCACGCGAACTTGCACAGGTCGGCACAGCCGGTCCAGGTCTTGCCGGATCCAAACCCGGCCACAAACAATTTGAACTTGCGATCAAGCGCCAGAAACCGCGCTTGAGGCACATTGAGCCTAGGCATCCGGCTCGCTGGCGTCCACCACTTCAACCGTCACGCGCTGCGGCTGCTGGCGCTGGTCTTGGTTCATTTCCTTGATGGCCTCCTTGTTGGCCGCAAGGAGGTTCAGGCCGATGGTCGCCGAGTCGTTGGCGATCTTGGTCAGCACCGCTACGCCCTTGAGAGACTCCAGGCTCTCTGCGCTCAGCGGAGCCGCGTCGTCGATCTCTTGGACCTTGGCGTGAGCGATGCCGTTGAGTCTGTGGGCGGTGGCTGCGCCGAATTTCGCGGCGCCGGCCAGGTGCATGCTGATTGCTCGAAGCTCGTCGGCCAGGTTCAGGGCCTGCACTTGTTCCGAAACAGGCAACGCCCTCAGCGCCCCCTCTGCGGCCACCAGTTGTTCCGCTACGTTTCGGATCGTTCCGGTACGTTCCGAAAAGCGTTCGCTAATTCTGGTTTTTGATACCTTGAACTCGCGCGCAAGGGCTGCGGCCTTCTCGCCATTAAGAAGCCGTTGCTGAATATCTGCCCACTGCTTTTCCGTGAGCTTTGATGGTCTACCCATGTCCGAGTCCTTTCGTCGGACTGCGGCCCCATCGGGCTACCCGACAGCCCTGACGGGCCTATGGCGTCGAGCTGGGGCCTGCCGATGCTGCCACGCCGTGTTCTTGAGCGCCGGGCAGCGCAGCGCCGGATTACCCCGCCCACATTTGCGCCTGGGCGGGCCACTAGTCGGCTGAAGCGGAGATGAAGGCGCGTTGGGTGCCAGCCGGGACTGCCGCGCCTAGGTTGAGCCGGAGCGAGGCGGCGCGCGTTCGCGCTGGCGTAGAAGCGACAAAACCCGCCGAAGCGGGTTCCGTAGGGGCGAGCGAATCCATCGTCTTCCGCAGGTCTTGCCTGCTCAGGCGTGGTTTGCGCCGGATATAGGCCCGAGGGCCAGAAGATCGTGCCGGTTGGCGGCGGAAACGTCTCGTCGCGTTGATCTGGCGCGGATCATACGCCACGGATTGCAAACGTCAATGGCTTTTGCGCACCCACAAGCTGCCACCAACGGCCAAAGTGGGTAAAGCAACGTGCCACCTTGACGGGCGTCGGGTCCGCCCATCGGCCGTGCCTCCGAAACTCGAAGCCGCCACAGTTTGGCAATTCCCAGCCACCGAACCAGATCAGCTTCTGGCGCCAGCGGCAGAGCCAATAGGCCAGTGTGCGGTGACGCTCCGCGATGATGGCCGCGTTCACGGCCAAGCGCAGGCGCTGCTCGATGTTTTCCGGCGCATCGGGGTCGCTGAAGAAGTGAAAGGCCGCGACGGCCTGCGGGTCTGCCTTCTCTTTCATACTTGCCTCGTCTTCCTCTGAATCTGCTTCATCGCCGCGCTGCACCGGCTGTCTGCCACGTTGAGCAGCCACAGCCCAAAGGCGTGCTCGGCCGGCGTTGCCCCAAGCTTGGCGTGCCGGCGTGCCCCGGTGCCGCCGCACTTCCCGCAGATCAGGCGCGGGCTTCCGTAGCCGCCGCTGAACCCTCGGCCCTCGCAGTGGTGGCAAAGCTTGTCAAGCCACACGTCCAGCACCTGGCCGACAAGCTTTGCAAGCGCCTCGGGCTCTGAGTGGCAGGCCTTGAACGGCGCTTGCCGGCAGGCCAGGTTGTAGACCGCCTGCTTTGCTGGTCCGAGGCTGCGCAGGTTCATCAGGATCAGCGCGCGGCCCGTCAGCAGCTCGGACGCGGCGGCCTTGTCAAACGCGGCCGCATCGAAAGGCTTTGCCCCTGGCTGCTTGGACTCCGCCACCAGGGCCGCCCGCGCATCGTCGAGACGCTTGGCATTGCGGGCATGGGCCGCCACCTCGCCAGCGGCGGCATCCCATTCGCCGCGAAGCCTTGTGAGCAGGATGCCCATAGCCTCTGCCATACCAGCCGCGATGACCGTATCGAGGTCCCCCGGCGATTCGTCTGTGCGGCGAGTTTCAAGGTGGCTAGACCTCGATGCTCGGCTGTAGCGCTCTTCGGCCGTCACAGCTTCACGTCCTCCACGCAGAGGCGTAGGGCCTCATCGACTGTGAAGCCCTCAACCCGGGCGGCAAGGTAGCGAGCGCGCGCCGTCTTGGCCTTGAAGGCAAAGATGTGGAGCTGAAACGCCCAGTTGTCGAGCGAGTGCTTGATGGCCGACGCCACGGCGGCGCGAGCCTTCTCTTCTTGGTCGTCTTGGGTCACTGGGGTTGCTCCTGTGTGAATGGATTTGTTGATATGTCTGGCACCGGTACGTCCAGCGGCCACAGTCCGCGCTCCAACAACAGCGTGACTGACTTGACATGCGCGGCCCACCACATCGCCTGCCGCTCTGCGCGGCTGAGTTGTGAGCCATGGTCTAGCAGCGGGACGTGGCAGGTACTGCACAAGCTGGCACCCCTGCTGTCGTCGGCCTTGATGGACTTTCCCTTGCCGTGAACGCCCCAGTTCGAGTGCGCGCAGCAGACCGTGCCGTCATCTCGTCCGCAGTGCTGGCACGGGATCAGCCGGTAGGCCTCGCGCAGGGCTTTGCTGCGGACGTACTCGCGCTTGGGCACCGGTAGCGCCACCGTGCAGCGGGCGTAGTTAGGCATCAAGAATCCTTT